GTAAAAAAAAGACGCACTTGAGTTGCTGCCACTATATGTGGTGTCTGTCCCGTTTTGGCACACAAGATATAGTTAACAAACCGTTGATCCGAGAGGAATTCTACAGGTGCGGAAACGTCGCAAATTAGAAGCATTCTAAGCGGCCACATTAGAATCGTTCTAAATTAACCCGCTGTTAACCATCCGCCACATCTCCGCGTGACTTTCGGCCCGCGGCTTGTCAGAGCCCCTTGCGGGGCTCTCTTTTTGCCTCTATACATTAACCATGTCCGGCCCTCCGCCCAAGTACACGCCCAAAGAGCGCGCCCTGCAGGGCAACAGCAACAATGCGAAGCGCATCGACGTCGAGCCCGCAACCCAACTCCCCAACACGCTGACGGACGTTCCGCCGGCGCCGGACTTGATCGCCGGACCCGGCGATATCAACGCGCTGGCGATGCACGTATGGTCTGAGCTCGCTCCGATTCTGATCAACAGCCGCGTGCTCCGCGAGGGTGACGAAATCTCGCTGGCGCGCTATTGCCGATATCTCGGCGAGTGGGCGGATTGCACGCACGATATCGACGTGCACGGCATCAAGATCCAAACGCCCCGCGGCATCCAACGCAACCCCGCGTTCCTCGCGCGCCAGCAGCTCGAGGCCAACCTGCACGCGCTGGAGAACGAACTCGGCTTGAGCCCCAAGGCGCGGACCGAAGTGCAGCGTCGCATCATGCGAGCGCTGCGAGACGAGCCTTTAGTCGGCCGCCAAGCGGAAGGCGACAAAGGCGAAGGACCGATCGGTTTTCTGAATGCCGACGACTAAGCTCACCCTCCGTCTTGGCGTCGACTACAGCGACTTGATCGCCTTTCACCGCGACCTGTTCGACATTTTCATGACATACGGCCTGACTGAGGAAGATTGCCACCCGCACGATCTCGGCAATCGTGCAGCGGAACTGCACCGTGCCGGCGAGACGCTCAAGGCGTGCATGTACGTCGTGGAGTCGGCGGAGTGAGCCTCACTACAGTCGATCTATTTTGCGACGCCACGGGCGGATGGTCGCTCGGCCTGCATCGCGCCGGCTACACTGTCGTAGCGGCGACTGAGAACGACCCGTGGCGTCGCGACATCTTCGCACATCGCTGGGGTGTCCCGGTCTGCCCGGACGTTCGCGAACTGGACGCCGCGTGGTACCGTGAGCACGTAGGAACGGGGATGCGGCGAGACTAATGCCAATCCGCGTTACTCAGCCCACGGATGAAGACGGCGTCTACTATTTTGACGAGCGTGCCGCGGACGCAGCCGTTGCGTTTTTCTCGCGCTACCTGACACACATCAAGGGTGAGTGGGCGGGACGCTCGTTCGAACTTTCCGATTGGCAGGCGAACATCATTCGCAACGTTTTCGGATGGAAGCGATCTGACAATCACACACGCCGCTATCGCAACTGCTACATTTGGGTAAGTCGAAAGCAAGGCAAAACCCTTCTAGCTGGTGGGGTCGCGCTGCTTTTGCTGCTCGGCGACGGAGAGCCGGGCGCCGAAGTTTATGCGATCGCATCGACTGAATCGCAAGCGCGGATCGTCTATGACTTCGCAACGCAAATGGTCGCTCAGTCCAAAGAGCTTTCGCGCCATCTCACGGTGTTCAAGACGGCGATTTGGTGCGACCGCCTCGGCGCCGTCTTCCGGGCGCTCACCGGCAAGCCCGCGGGCAAACACGGTTTGAGTTCTTCAGCCCTGATTGTCGACGAACTGCACGAGTTCCGCGATGACGAGCTTTTGACGTTCGTGCGTCAGGGTCAGGGAACGCGCCGGCAGCCTCTCAATTTCGTCATCTCGACGGCCGGCAAGCGTGGCGGCGTCGGCTGGGAAACGTACAAGTTTTGCGAGGCCGTGCTCGAGGGCGAGATCACTGCGCCTGACACGTTCGTTTTCATCGCAGCCGCCGACGCCAAACGCGATGCGGACGACCCGGAATACTGGACGCGCGAAGAGACGCTGCGTGACGCCAACCCCGGATATGGCGTCAGCATCAAGCCGGAATATCTGCTCGGCGAGGTCGACCGTGCACGGAACAATAAGCGGCTGATCAATGATGTGAAACGATACCACCTCGGGCTATGGGTAGACCAGGCGACGGTTTGGCTCGACATGACGAAGTGGGACAAGTGCGGGCATCGCAACAAGCCGCCAGTTGTCGCGCCTCGCTCCGACCTTTCCGTCATCTTCCGCGGCGCCAACATGCGATGGACCACGCTCCCCGAGATGCTCAAGGGCCGTCGATGTCTCGGTGGTCTCGACCTCAGCTCGACGACGGACCTCACCGCGCTCGTGTTGGTGTTTCCGCCGACGTCCGACGATCCGATGTGGTATGTCTTGCCGCACTTCTACTTGCCCCGCGAGAACATCGAGGATAAGACAAAGCGCGATGCATTCGATTATCTTGCACACGAAGCGGCTGGCGCGATCACTCTTACTGACGGTGACGTGGTGGATTATGATGTTGTGCGCGCTGGCGTGGTTCGCGCTCGGCGCGACTACGCGCTCGAAGCGCTCGCGATCGACAAGTGGAACGCTACGCAAATCGCGACGCAGCTCACAAGCGACGGCGTCAACGTGGAGTATTTCCGACAGGGATTTGTCAGCTTGAGCGGGCCGACGAAATTCCTTGAGCGCATCGTTATGCAAGGTCGACTTGACCATGGCGCCCATCCGGTCCTACGTTGGAACGCTCGCAACGTCGCCGTCGTCACGGACGCAATGGAAAACCTCAAACCCGTCAAAGACAAATCTACCGGCCGCATTGACGGAATCCTGGCGACCATCATGGGGATTGGCGTGAGTGACGATTATAAAGAGACGCCTCCGTCCGTATACGAAAGAAGGGGTCTGGTGTGAGCGAGCGTAAGTCTCCGTCATTCTGGCAGCGTATCCAATCGATATGGACTGCCGATTGGACCGTACGAGACGGCCCGCCCGGCTGGATAATTTCCGGCCAAACGTCAAGCGGCGTGACGGTGACTGAGCGCGACGCGCTTAGCTTGCCTGCCGTCTATGCGGCTGTCACACTGCGGAGCGACACAGTTGCTCAGTTGCCGATCCAACTGTTCCGCCGCGACGGCGATCGTCGAGAGCGGGTGCCGGATCACCCGGTTGCGGACTTGCTGCTTGAGCCGAACAATGCCGCAGGTTACGGCATAACAACGTTGTTCGGGACGAGCATGTTGCACGGCGACTTGTGGGGTAATTCGTATATTGAAATCGAACGCTCCGCAGACGCAACGCCTATTGCGCTTTGGCTCCGCGATCCGGAGTCGACGTATCCGGTAACTGACGCTCTTCGTGGTCGCTTTTCCGGCATCGAGGGGTATCGAATGTCCGTGAGCGGACAGCAATACGACGTCCGCCGAGAAAACATGATTCACGTCCGCGGCGTCACGCTGGACGGGTATATCGGGTTGTCGCCAGTGCAGCGGCTCCGCGACGCCATTGCGTCTGCGGTCGCCATGGAGCGATACGCCGGCGAGTTCTTCAAAAACGACGCCAAGTCCGGCGGGTTCCTCTTGCACCCTGGCAATCTTAGCGAACAAGCCAAGCGCAATATTGTTGAAAGCATCTATGCTCAAGCGACCGACGGCGACCTAAAGAGTTCGCGTCGTGAACAGCACCGCATAAAGGTGCTCGAAGAGGGCATGAAGTTCATTGAGACGACGCAAACCGCCGAAGACTCGCAGCTCAACGAATCTCGCGAGATGCAACTTAGTGAGATCGCAAGGGCGTACCGTACACCGCTGATCCTGCTGCAGAGCATCAACGGGTCGACGGTGTGGGGCACGGGGATCGAACATTTGTTGATCGCGTTCGTCACGCTAACAATTGTCCCGATTATCCGTCGATATGAGGACGAACTTTCGCGCAAGCTGCTCACGCTGCAGGAGCGCGCCGACGGCCTTTATATTCACATTAACGAAAAGGGCTTGCTCCGCGGGGATAGCGCCGCTCGAGCTGCGTTCTATCAGACCCTTGTCACGCTCGGCGTCATGACGCGCAATGAGGCCCGCGTGCTCGAAGAAATGAATCCGCTTCCCGGACTTGACACGCCTTTAACCCCTGTTAATATGGTTAACGATGAAGACTCCGACACTAACTCAGAGACTTGAACGAGCAGCGGCCTGGGGGCCGCTCTCGATTTCAATTCCGCACGTCGAACCGGTCGCCGCGCGCATTGATCCGCGGACGGAGCGAGCGATAGCGGCCAAGCCGGGTGAGATCGCGATGATCTCTGTCCGCGGAGTGATAGTCCCTCGCGAGAACGCTTTGTCGAATTTCTTCGGCGAGGTCGGCTCGGAAGACATTGCACGCCGTGTCAGAGCGGCGATGTCAGATCGCAAGGTCAAAGCAATAGTGCTCGACGTTGACACGCCCGGCGGCAGCGCGTTTGGGGTCGCCGAGGCGGTAGAGGAAATCAAAGCGTCCCGCGGCGCAAAACCAATCATTGCTCACGCCGACTACGTGATGGCGTCGGCAGGGTATCATCTTGCAACTGCGGCGGACGAAATCGTAGCGTCGCCGTCGGCGGAAATCGGAAATGTCGGCGTACTGGCCCTTCATCGCGATATTTCGGAGGCTCTTTCAGGTGCAGGAATCAAGATCACCGCCATTGAGCAGCCCGTCGGAAAATCCGACGGATGGCCGTTCTTCCCCCTCTCCGATTCCTATCGTGAGGAAGTGCAGGCGAGCGTCGATGCGACGTACGAGGTTTTTGCCGGGCACGTCGCGGACGCACGGGGAGTCGATCGCGGTGTTATTGCCCGTGATTTCGTGAAGATGCATGTCGCAAAAAGCGCGAAAGAAATTGGCATGATCGACAAAATTCGAACCATGTCTGAGACTATTGGGGCCTATACCCAATCCGCGGGGGCGCCGGTTGCGCTTCGTCAGGCGCTGCTTTCGCACCGCCGCAAATATGGAGCATACTCTCAATGACCGAGAGAGAGAAACTGCTCGCGGCGATGGAGGCCATCCTCGACGCCGCGACGACGGAAGAGCGCGAGCTCACCGCCGAAGAGACCGCCCAATACGAAGAACTTGACGCGAAGCTGACGGCGCTCGACGCCAATGCTCAGCGTCGGGCTCAAGTGCAGGCCCGCCGCGCTGCGGCGCCGTCTGTCGCGCGTGTCGACGCTCCGGCAGTGACGCCGAACGAGCCGAGCCGAATCGTTCCGATCCGCGGGCCGGAAGCCCCCCGTGAGTTCGAAAATCTCGGCGAATTCATTTATTGCACTCGCTTCCGTCCTACGGACCAGCGGCTGCAATATGTGGAAGGCGCCAATCTCCGCGAAGATCAGCGGATGGACACCGGTGCCTCCGGCGGCTTTCTTGTGCCGCAACAGTTCGCGTCGGCGATCTTCTCCGTTCCCCCCCAAAGCGCGGTTGTGCGTCCGCGGGCTACGGTGATTGCGGCTGGTGATCCTCCTGACGCGAAGATCACGTTCCCGGCGCTCGATCAGCGGAGCACGTCCAATGTGTTCGGCGGCGTGACTTTCGGCAAGGTCGCCGAAGGTGGCGCGAAGCCGGAGACGGGCGTTGCTTTCCGTCAATTCGAGCTCGAACCTCAAGAATGGGCGGCGTTCGTCGACGTGACGGACAAGCTGCTCCGCAATTGGGGGGCCGCGTCGTCGTATCTCACGACGCTTCTCCGCTCGGCCGCCGCCGCCTACGAGGATACTCAATTCCTCACCGGTAACGGCATCGGCGGTCCGCTCGGCGTCCTAAATCTGCCGAGTATCCACCAGGTGACGCGGACTACCAATTCGCAGTTTGTGTTCGCCGATTACAAGGAGATGGTGTCGCGCCTTAAGCCGGGCGGTTCGCCGGTTTGGGTCCTCACCCTCGCCCTGCGTCCGTTCATTATCTCGCTGCGCAACCTCGAAGGTTCGCCGGCGGTCGGCGACGGCTCGCTGTTGTGGGCGCCGTCCGTTGTTCCGGGCCAGCCGGAAACGCTCGGCGGCATCCCCATCATTTGGAACGAGCGCTCTCCCGCGCTTGGCGCCAAGGGCGACGCCATGCTGCTTGATCTATCCTTCTACTACATTAAGGATGGCTCGGGTCCCTTCGTTGCGGCGAGCGAGCACGTGCAGTTCACCGCGAACATGACTCGCATCAAGATTTTCGGTAACGTGGATGGTCGGTCCCCGCTGTCGGAAGCTTATACGACCGAAGGCGGATACGTCGTCTCGCCGTTTGTCGTCCTCTCGGCCAACGCGTAAGGAGCGCTGATAATGGCTAACAAGCTCACGGAAGTGATCAGCGTCGTCGCTGGCGGCGTTGACACTTGGACACCGATGGCACAGGCGAAAGAATTCGTCGTCGTCGCGACTGCAGCGGGCGCGTCGCCCGCTGCGAACATCACAATCCAACTGCGAAAGGCGACCGCGGTCGGCGGCACGAACGCCACTAACCACGGAACCGCTGTGACCGCGTCGGGTGCGGCTAAGGCTCAGCTTTTTGCGGCTGACCTTGGTGAGTTTTCGGCTGGCGTGCCCTTCACGCATGTCTCAGCCGTGATCACCGACGACGTGTCGCCGGACCAGGCTCACGCGGTCGGGTTCCTGCACGGCCTCGACCACACGCCGTAATCCTGTAGGCCGCGGGAGCCGGCCGTCCTCGAAACTCCCGCGGTCTCGCGGCCGGCGCTGTCCTCCCCTCGGCGCCGGCCGCGCTTCTTTTTCGGGATCGATCATGATCGAGCCGCGTCCCGATTGGATCGCTAATCCGTGCGTGATTTTCTGCGGCGGCCCATCCCTGACTGCCGACGATGTCTCAGTTGTGATGCGGTCTCCCGCGAAAACGATCGTAGTCAACGAACGCTGGCGCGTCGCCCCTGACGCTGACGTGCTCTACGCAGCCGATCGAATGTGGTGGCGACAGCGTGCTCCGTCAGCGGACGAATTCCGTGGGGAGCGCTGGACGCAGGATAAAGCGTGGGAGACGACAGACCCGCTCAGCCTCGGTCTATCCGTTGTCGAAAGCCGCAGCGGCGCCAGCATCTCGACTGATTCGACCTACGTCTATCAGGGCAGCAACTCGCCGTTTCAGGCGATGGGCCTGGCCTATCATTGGGGCGCCCGCCGTATTGTGTTTCTCGGGCTCGACCTGCAATACGGTCCGTCCGGTGAGACGCACGGACACGAGTACCCGGACGATTTCAAGCGCGGACCGTCGTCACTGCTGACCTTTCGTGCGGCGTATGAGGCTGCGGCGCCCAAGCTGCAGCAGCTAGGCGTTGACGTTGTGAACGCGTCGAGGTCTACTGCTCTGACGTGCTTCCGCCGTGAGCCGATCGGGGAGGTTTTGAGCCATG